CATTCGATCTTGACACCGACTCAAACGGCCGTTGGTCAGTTGAGAAGTTCAAAGGTCTTATCTTCCAGATCGAACGTGAAGCTAACGCTATTGCGAAGGCAACCCGTCGCGGTAAAGGTAACGTCATCATCGTTTCTTCTGACGTTGCATCCGCTATGGCTATGGCTGGTGTTCTTTCCTATACACCTGCTCTATCTGCCGACCTAACAGTTGACGATACAGGCAACACCTTCGTTGGTATGCTCCACAACCGCATTAAGGTTTATATCGATCCTTACTTCGGTGGTTCAGCAGTTGGCGACGAGCTTGTTACAGTTGGCTTCCGTGGTCAGTCACCATTCGACGCTGGTCTATTCTACTGCCCATACGTTCCACTACAGATGGTTCGTGCAATCGGTCAGGATACATTCCAGCCAAAGATTGGTTTCAAAACCCGTTACGGCATGGTTGCTAATCCATTTGCTACTGCTGCTGGCGACGGACAGGTATTGTCTCGTTCTGCTAACGGTGGTAACAATGCGAATATCTACTATCGCATTTTCCGCGTTCGTAACCTTACCTAATAATAAGAGACGAATAATCGTCCAAGAGAGAGGCCTTCGGGCCTCTCTTTTTTTATGCCTAAATACCGGACGGAGGCATCGATGACCACAGAATTTTTACCACAGACACCACAGAATACCAGTATTCTTCAGTCAACAAAATTTACTTTCATTATTCCTGATCTTCCGTTTTTGAAGTATTTTTGTCAGACTGTCAATTTACCTTCCGTATCTACTACAGAAGTTCTGGTCCCTACACCATTTTCCGCAACCTATCGTCACGGTGATAAGTTGGTGTATGATGCTTTCACCATCACCGCTATCATTGACGAGGACCTTCGGGTGTGGGAGGAGACATACAAGTGGTTGGTAGGTCTAACCAGACCACAATCATATGCTCAATACATCAAGGCAAAAGATCCTAAGGCACCACTTTACTTTGACGGATATCTTACCGTAAATACTAATGCTAACAATCCTAACATTCGGGTAAAGTTCCATAACTGTCATCCTACTTCTATTGGACTAATCTCTTTTGACACCAAGGTAGACGCAGATGTTATTCCTACTGCTGACTTTACTTTCCGTTATGACCTCTTTGAAATAGAACGCTTGACAAATCCTTAAAAATAGTATATACTAATACTTTGATAATGAATGGAGTTTGCTTTGCGACCACCAGTTAAACTTGATGACTTAATGGAAGAATGGCATAAAGATTGTGCTATTGACTCCACTGAACCAGGCCTGGAATTAATCCGTATCTCATCCCTTCATGGTAAATACTTACACATTCTATCTCACCATAGGATGCTGGTTAAGAAATTTACCAATGACTATAATAAAATGCGTCTTATAAAGTTCCAGTATTATCAAGGTGAACTTGATATGGAAGAACTGAAAGAACGTGGTTGGGAACCTAATAGTCGCCTAATCATTAAGCAGAATATACCAATCTACATGGACGCGGACGAGGACCTAAATAATATGGTTCTTAAAAAAGTGGTACATGAAGAAGTGGTAGAGTTTTGTACCTCCATTATAAAGGAACTAAACAGTAGAGTATATGCTCTAAGATCCTTTATTGAATGGAAGAAAATGACGGATAGATGATAGACTTTGTTATAACAAATAAGAATGAGGCCTACATCCATATCCGTTGTGATGAAGGTAAAGGATGGGAACTGCGTGATGCATTTTCTTTCCGTCCCCCAGGGTTTCAGTTTGTTCCTTCTTACAAGCAGAAACTTTGGGATGGATACCTCAGACTTTATTCACCTACCACAGGTTTGATATATCGTGGCCTTGCACCACAAGTAATGAAGTGGATCAAGGAAAGAGGTTATACATATGAGTATGAGGATGAAGACTTAGATACATCATTCTCCTTAGAAGAGGCAAAAGAATATGTCGAAATACTCAATCCTAAACACCCTCCACGCGATTATCAAATGGATGCTTTCGTTCATGCTATTCGTTCTAAACGTCGCATTGTGTTGTCTCCTACTGGTTCCGGCAAGTCTCTTTTGTTATACCTTGTTTGCAATTATCTTCTCAAAAAAGGCAAACGAGGTCTTCTCATTGTTCCTAGGTCCGCACTAGTAGAACAAATGTTCTCCGACTTCCAAGACTATTCTACTAAGAATGGTAAGGATATGTTTAAGTATTGTTGGAGAGTATATTCAGGTAAAGATAAAAACTCCGAACATCCCATTATGATATCCACTTGGCAGTCTTTGTTTAGGATGCCTAAAGAATACTTTGAGCAATTTGATTATGTAATCTGTGACGAAGTTCACCAAGCACAGGCCAAGGCCTTATCCGATATCCTTTCCAAATGTACCAAAGCAGAATACCGACTCGGTGTAACAGGCACATTATCCGGTGCCAAAGCACATGAATGGGTATTGATGGGATTATTTGGACAGATATATAAGGCCACCACATCAAAAGAATTGATGGAGAAGAAACAACTAGCAGAACTTACCATCAAGTGTCTTTTGTTGAAATATAGTGAAGAAGAATGTCACTATATGAAATCGGCCACATACCAAGAGGAACTTGAATATATTATATCTAATAATAGTCGTAATAAGTTTATATGTAATCTTGTCTTGTCTCTAGAAGGCAATACCTTATTACTGTTTAACTTTGTAGAGAAGCATGGCACCGTCCTCCACGACATGCTAAATAAGAAAGTCAAGGACGGCCGTAAGGTCTTTTTTATTCATGGAGGTACCGATGTCAGTGAACGAGAAGAAATACGAAGAATTGTTGAACGAGAATCCAACGCCATTATTGTTGGGTCCGTGGGAGTTCTTTCTACTGGGACTAACATTGTTGCTTTGGATAACATCGTATTTGCATCTCCATCGAAGTCCAAAATTAGGAATCTACAGTCAATCGGTAGGGGCCTCCGTGTCAGCGCCACTAAGAAATCCGCCACTCTCTTTGACCTCGCCGATGATTTCACTTACAAAAAACGTGAAAACTTTACCCTCAAGCATTTTATGGAGAGGTTAAAAACCTATAGTGAAGAACATTTTAGGTTCCGTATATACAAAATTGACATGAAGGATAAGTGAAATGGAAAATCAATCAATCGCCAAGTTCATCCGTCTAAAGACCGGTGATGATATTATTGCCGAGGCCTTTGAGACAGGTGATGATACTGGTGATTATATCACGGTAATCAATCCACTCAAGGCCATGTATGTACCTGCGACAGCAACAGGATATTTACAGATAGCATTTATGCCTTGGGTTTATCCTCGGATATGTGATCATCAGGAATTCAACATCAAAAGGGAAGAAGTTCTTCTTTACCAAGATGTTACTGATAATATGAATGAGTATTATTGGGAAAGTGTAGATCATTACCTTGCCGCTAAACGTGAAAAAGTAGAAGAAATACAAGAAGAAAAAATTGATGAAGAGATAATGGAAGAGTTATTGGAAGAAATCCGAAAAGGAAGGGTGATGCACTAATGGATAAGAACAAATACCTAGACTTGGATGGTACGGACGATTTTGGTTTCTCTTTTGGTGAGGAAACAGACCTTACTCCTATCACCAACGAGGTAGAGGATCTAAAACAAAGATTACAGGCCGTCCGTAAGATATATCTTCCTTTACTGGAAAACCTAGCAAAGAACGACGACCAACCCATTATCAAATGGCCTAATCGCGGTCCGGTCTTAAAGAAGCATATGGATAAGTTAAAGAAACTTACCGATGTCTAAAGCCCATGCTTCGCATGGACTCGCTTCGCTCGTCTTGAGCAACTGGTTATATTTGGTGGTGGATGCGGAGCACATTATACACACAATCAGGATACCTTGTCAAGCCCCAAAATGAAAGAAAGTGATAAAAATGTTTAGTTTTTTCTATAGAACACCAGAAATACATTTGGATTGCTTCACATATAATCATAATACATTTCTTAACACACCTATAGTTTATGCCTCAAAAACAATTCCTGATTGGTGGAAAGAACTTCCTACACATAAACCTGTTTTTGGTGAAGATAAAAATAATAAACATGTTTTTTTAAATAAAAATACTATAAAAGATTGTTATGCAATAATAGAATTATATAAAAAAGGTATAGTTATAGAAAATTGGACTGATATTTCTATAAAGTCTGATGAAAAAGAATTGAATTATTGTTGGTCTTCAGGTATTCCACCAGAATCTCATGTGAGGGAACAATTAGGTTCCGCATATCCAAATTATCATCATATCAAATTAAATAGTCCTTGGAGATTTGTTGAAAAATCTGGTGTTAAATTTTTATGGTTTGGTGCTGAATGGTCCTTGGATAAAATGAATCTGAAGGTCTTGCCAGGAGTATTAAATTTTGATATAATTTCCGGTGTTAATGTGAATATTATGCTTCCTAAAAATGAAAGTGAGATTTTTATTCCTATAGGACAACCTTTAGTGCATCTTATACCTATATCAGAAAAAAAACTGATTTTTAAAAATCATTTAGTTGATAAAAATGAATATGATAAGATACACATTATTTCTTCTTTTGCATCTTTTTATGGATGGAGGAAGGTATTACAATTGAGAAAACGAAATAAGGAACGTGGAACATGTCCTTTTGGATTTGGAGATAAATGATGACTTATAAAAAGAAAAAGAACCATTATGTTGACAACGAAAGGTTCTTAACAGAAATTATGGAATATAAAAAAAGGTGTAGAGAAGCGATTGATAAAGGACTTGAGAAACCAAGAGTACCTGAATATATTGGTAAATGTATTTATTTGATGGCTGAAAATCTTTCTCATAAACCTCGTTTTATGAACTACTCATTCCGTGATGAATTGGTTTCAGATGCTATTGAAAATTGTTTCCTTTATTTTGATAATTTTGATCCGGATAAAGGATCGAATCCTTTTGCTTACTATACTCAAATCATTTACTATGCCTTTCATAGAAGGATTAGTAAAGAAGAAAAAAATAGATACATTATATACAAAAAATTTCAAGAAAGTGTCCTAGATACATCAGATGCAGCTTTAATGATTGATCATGACGATCAGCACTTGATTTCCTCCACAATGTATGATAACCTAAATGACTTCATAAAGAAGTTTGAAGGTCGTGAAGCGGAAAAGAAAGAAAAACGTAAAGCGGCTAAAGAAGGTCTAGATAAGTTTTTTGGAGAAGACGATGAAGGAAGAGAATCAGTTTGACGTACCTTTTCAGGTCCAGCAGTTATTGTCGGCCTTGAAGGACAAGAAAGAAAGAGTCCATGTTCGTGGTAACTATCGTATGAGGTTAGATGCCATCAAACGTGCTATTGATACAGCAATCAATGATTATGATACAGAAATGGGGACGGCGAATACCTTTAAGCGCCGTAAATCATCATGACCGATATTGACGACCTAATCAAAGAAGTAGAACAGTCCATGGAATGGTTCTGTGATAAAATCGTAGAACCGGTTCCTCATAGTAACCAAGACAAAGACAAGATTTTTCAACGAATGGTTAGTCTTGGATGGATAAGGCAGAGTGAAGTTGATACTTATAAAGAATTAACCAAAGATGATTGATATTGAACAGGTGAAAACGGATAAATTTAATTTTTATCTGTTCAGAAATATATTTAATGATGAAGAATTGGAATTAATATGGAGAGAATCCTTATTTCTTTGTGATAATGATAAACTTCTACCTCCCGATAAAACAGGTACAGGTAAAAGAGAAGATGGTACTCCTAAAAAAAGTAATGTTGGAATTCAATTAGATAATTGTTATTCTGATAGGACAATCTGCAATTATTTTAAATTTTATAAAAAACCTTTAGATAATTTAATTTCCAATACTTCATTTATAAAAAATGATTATACCTTAAAATTATATTTAAATACAAATTTAGATAAAACACTTTTTAATTATTATGATGATAATGATTATTATGAAAGTCATAACGATTTATCTTGCTATACTTATGTTTTTTGGTTATTATATGAACCTAAAAGATTTACAGGTGGTAATTTTAAATTTGATGACATTGATTACAATATAGAAGTTAAAAGTAACATGGGTGTTTTATTTCCTTCTTGGGCTAATCATAGTGTTGAAAGAGTTAATTTATTATCTAACATACAACATTTAAAAGGTAATGGTAGATTTTCATTTACTACATTTTTTTTAATGAAAACAAGGACAGAATAAATAAATGAGTAAAGTGGCACTTATAACCGACACACATGCAGGAATTAGAAATGATAACCCGGCGTTTCATACTTATCAAAAAACTTGTTATGACTGGTTTTTTCATTACATTGATACTCATAATATTAGGAATGTGGTACACCTTGGAGACATTTTCGATAGACGTAAATACATCAACTTCCTCTCCGCCAAAAGATGTAGAGAAGACCTCCTCGATCCTTTGGAGGACCGTGGGATACAAACCCATATCATTCA